ATTAGAATTTAAACATAAACCCTTGCCCAAGGGAGAACTGTTAGACACAACTAACCCCAAACATAAAATATATACTGACTATTTGAATTCCCGTAAGATAGACCTTACTAAATATTCATTCACTGTTACCCCGAATGACAAATATCGTAATCAACATAGGATAATTGTTCCATACACTTTTAAGGGCAAGGTAGTAGGTAACACTAGCAGATTCTTAGATAACAAAATACCAAAGTATCTTAACGATCAACCTCAAGGATATGTGTTTAACATAGACAAACAAGATAAAGATTGGCAAGTGTGTATATTAACTGAGGGTATATTTGATGCATTGTCGATTGATGGGGTAGCAGTAATGCATGATGACATTAGTCCTGATCAGGCAATGATGCTAGCGCAACTTAATAAAAGAATAATAGTGGTGCCGGATTTTGACGAAACCGGATTTAAAATAATCGATAGAGCATTAGAGTTAGGTTATAGTGTTAGTTTGCCGGACTGGGAACCGGGAATCAAAGATGTTAATGATGCTGTAGTAAAATATGGTAAGTTACCTACTTTACTTATCATATTACAAAATGCTACAATGAGTAAAATAAAAATAGAAATGCAAAGGAAGAAAATTGGCAAAGCAAACGGATTCTAAAAAACAGTTGGACTACACTGTTGATGTGCAAAAACTATTCTTGCGCATGATGATTACCAACGCGGAGCTTTATACACGTGTTATGAATATAATGAACTCGGAGAACTTTGACCGTTCTCTGAGACCTGTAGCAGTGATGTACAAAGAGCACACTGACAAATATAAAATATTACCAGACGCTACACAGATTAAAGCAACGACTGGAATAGATATTGAGCCTATTCCAGAAATGACAGATGGTCACTATGAATGGTTCTTTGATGAATTTGAAGCATTCACTAAACGACAAGAACTAGAACGTGCTATTCTTAAGGCAGCTGACCTGCTTGAGAAAGGTGACTTTAGTCCAGTTGAAAAATTGATTAAAGATGCAGTACAAATCAGTCTACAAAAAGACATGGGTACTGATTACTTTGCTGACCCTAAAGGTCGTATTAACAAGTACTTTAACAATGGTGGACAAGTTTCAACTGGCTGGCCACAGATGGATCGTATCTTGTATGGTGGCATGAGTCGAGGTGAACTCAATATTTTTGCTGGTGGTTCAGGTTCAGGTAAGTCATTGGTTATGATGAACTTGGCATTGAACTGGATTCAAACAGGCATGAGTGGGGTTTACATTACATTAGAACTCTCGGAAGAACTTACATCATTGAGAACAGATGCGATGTTAACTAGTATGGGTACTAAAGAGATTCGTAAGGACATTGATACTACTGAATTACGTGTTAAGATGGTTGGTAAGAAGTCTGGTAAGTACCGTGTTAAGGGATTGCCTGCTCAGTCGAATGTGAATGATATTCGTGCTTATTTAAAAGAAGTACAAATTCAAACTGGTATCAGAATTGACTTTGTGATGGTTGATTACTTAGACTTAGTTATGCCTGTTTCTGTTAAAGTCAATCCTAACGACCAGTTCATTAAGGACAAGTATGTTGCAGAAGAATTGCGTAACTTAGCTAAAGAGATGGGCATCTTGTTAGTGACAGCTAGTCAGTTGAATCGCAGTGCGGTTGATGAAATCGAATTCGATCATAGTCACATTGCAGGTGGTATCAGTAAGATTAACACAGCAGATAACGTATTCGGTATCTTTACTAATCGTAGTATGCGTGAGCGTGGTAAATATCAGATTCAATGTATGAAGTCACGTAGTAGTACTGGGGTAGGTATGAAGATTGATTTAGAGTATAATATTGAAACTATGCGTATTAGTGATGAGGGCGGGGAAGACGGGGAAGGTGCAACTAGCTATAGACCTAATAATCCACAACCTAGCGCAAATAACATTATGAGTCAGTTAAAAACCAGCTCTAATGTGATTTCCGATGAAGAATCTATGGGCGGGACTGACAATAAGAAGGTAGTTGCAGATGTACAGGGTAATAGACTAAAAGCAATGCTACGGGATGTTCGTAAGAATCTCCAATAATTAGATAAATACTTGTAGGATCTATACTTATATGCAAAGAAAAACTCGTAGCCTGTTGGAAGAATTAGAGGCTCTCGGTCAAAATCGTGACACTAAACATGTTATAGAAAGCCGGGCCCATAATATCATTACAAGTGCTATTAATCTATTAGAAATGATTAACAAACACTACGATTCTGAAAAAGCTCAAATTTTAGAGAGAAAATTGCTAAGTGCTATAAAAGCACGTGACCAGGGTAGATTCTCAAAAAGTTTGAGAAAGAATGATAATGAGAGCGAGTGAATTCATATTCAATGAGGGTAAAGCTAGCCGTCGTAAACAGGCTAGTATGAACGCCAAAAGGCGAATAGCGAATGCTCAACAAACAACTACTCCTGCGGCTCAACCAACAGCGTCTACTGGAACTAGCGCACCCGCATCAGTAGCTACTCGTCCTAATCCGTACATGACACCACAAGCAAATGTACCTAGTGAACTCGATCAGGAAGTTCAACCAGCACCTGTGCAACCGGCTCAAACAACTCAACCGGCATCTGCTGGTACTGATTGGAATGCCTTAAATAAAGCTACATCTCCTGCACCAGTGGCCGCACAACCATCAGCCGGTTCATCAATGATGAGTGCTCTTAAACAAAAAGCAATGTCTGCTGGTAAAGGGATCGCTAATAAATTTAGTACACAGGGAAAAATCTCTGCTCGCACAGACCAACTCTTTATGGATAAGTTTCTCAAAGATATGGCAACCGCAGAACAAACTTCAACTGGGTTACGCGGTGAGCCATTTGACGTAAAGACTTGGGTTGGTAAATATCTTGCACAAAATAAATGGGATGTAGGAGATCAACAAGTACCACTTGATAAAGCTGTTGCGGCAAATCATAAACCGGGTATTGCTAAAGCAATGGCCGCTATTGGAAAATATAATAACTTAGGATCGACTCGTAGTGCAAGAGTTTCCTCAGCGCAAGATACTGTCGCAGGTACTGGTGCTATGGGACAAATGGCTACTCAATTGACTAAACCATTAGCAGGCTCTCAAGGAGGTGCAGGAGCAATGGGACAGATGGCTTCTCAACTAACCAAACCAGCCCCAACTACACAACCTACAACACACCCCGCGGCAAACCCATTTGGGCAAATGACTTCTCAATTAACTAAACCTACTGCAACAACACAACCTGCTCAACAAGCAAAGGTTGAACCAATTAAAATTGGTGGACAAACATTAGATCCAAACGACCCAGCAGATGCTAAAATGATAGCAATGCTACAAAAACAAGGTAAACTATAATGAATTTTTCTGAATCATTAAGAGAACTTTCTAATAAGATTTCTTCTATCAATACTATAGTAGAAACTGAAGAACTAACTAAGGCTCACGTTGAGCATCCAGAAGATTTAGTATTTCAATCTGGCAGTGCTGGTGCGAACCGTGGTCTACAAGCTATTGTAGAAACAGTTAAACAACCTAATGCTATTACTATTAAGTGGGATGGATATCCTGCATTGATTTTTGGTACCGGACTTGATGGAAAGTTTGTAGTATGCGACAAGCATATGTTTAACAAAAAAGACGGATCAGGTCGTGTTACTAGCCCACAAGCCTTTGCCGCATACGATCAGGCGCGTGGAATTCAACGAGGTGATCTAGTTAATATCATTGCTAGAATCTGGCCAGGATTACAACAATCCTATTCAGGTAAGGGTTTCTACTGGGGCGATTTGTTATTCAGTCAACCGTTACAAGATGAAGGTGGATTGTATAAATTTAAAGCTAATCCTAATGGTATAGCATACACAATTGAAGCTGACAGTGATATTGGCAAATTGATTGCTGGAAAAGTAGGTGGTATTGCGGTGCATCAATATATTCCTCCGGAAGCAGACAACGTGCAATACGCTCAGTTATTGAACGGAACAATAGGACAATTGAAAAACAGTGGTGATGTTGCTATTGTTCCGGCAGCAATGCCTAGTGTCCCTAAGTTAAAACTTAACAAAGCTGATATATCTAAAGTACAGAAGGTAATCAGTCAGCATGGAGCCGCAGCCGATCAATGGATTCTACAACCACCACCGGGGACTAAAACAGCGTTCCCTTTAATGTGTACAGTTTATATCAATAAGAAGATTGTTTCTGGTAATCTAAACAATTTAGTGGGTGACTTCTATGAGTTCTTTAAGACTCGACCAATGTCAGAGCCTATTCGTGCTAAATTAACTGAGCATTTTCAGCAAAATGAAGCTGGCATCCAAGGAGCATTTGCTATCTGGGTTGCACTATACACACTAAAAATGCAAATCGAACCTCAATTAGCTAAAGCCGCAGAAGAAAGTCCTGTCAAAGGCTACTTGCAAGATGGTACACAAAGTCAAGAAGGATTCGTCGCCCATGGCGTAAAAATCGTCAATAGAATGGGTTTTAGTCGCCAAAATCTCGCCGGTAGGAACTAATTTTTTTGTTTTGGCATAAATAATAGTATGAGGTTCTATATGAAGCTCAAAATTTTTAAGGAAAATTATCATGGCATTTCAAACTAAAGTTCACGGTGACGTAAAACCCGTATTCGCAATTGACACACTAGGTGGTTCAGGTACTAACCCTACTGGCACTCCAGTAATGTTCTCTGGTCCTAAGTTAGACTTCTTCGGTATCGACTTGGGTGCCGACCCAGCTGGTCAATTAGATAGTGGTGAGGCTGTTGAAGCAGTTATCACATGTATCACTCAATTGGCTACAACACACTTCTATCAAGTAGAAGCAAGTGCTTCAGCTAACAACATGTCTATCGCTGTTTATCCAGTTAGCGCATGGTCAGCAAGTTCATTGCAAGCCGCTATTCGTGCTCTAGGTACAGTAGCTACTTA